GTATCAGCCTTACTAATAATGCTTATCAGGCCGACGAACTCATTGAGATCTGCTACGGATACCAGCGACTAATTGACCAAGAAGATGGTGCTGAAGGAATTTACTGCACTGTATTTCACCGCGAGTTCAGTGGTGACGAAATGACACAGGGCTATGCTAAATTTGAGTTACTGAATGGCTACGAGGATTATCCTGTAGTTGTCACTAAGCTCTCCGAGGACAGCAAGCGTCTATATGATACCTCTACTGTACCGTCGATTCTTCGTGGCTTACAGAATCAAGTAAAGATTGAGCGTGATTCACGTACTGATCGTAACAGCCTTTCTACGCTTCCTCCTATCCTGCATCCAGTTGGTCAAGCACCTACGGATTGGGGTCCAGGTCGAATGATTCCTTATCGCCGCAAGGGTGACTTGGACTTCGCTCCTACACCTCCACCTCCTACTGGCTCAATTGAAATGGAGTCCACATTACTTGACCTAGCTGATCGCTTGGTTGGACTTGATGAGGAGGGTAGCATTAGTCAAATTCGCAAGCAGTTCCTAGTTGATAAGTTCCTTAGCCACACAGCAGAGGTTCTGCGTATGGCGTTCAAGTGCTTCCAACGCTTCGGACCGGACGAGATCTTCTTCCGTGTTACTGGTGTGCCTGACCCTCAGTCATTCGACAAGGGCAGTGCTGAGGAGAACTTTGACATTATGATTAACTTCGATGTCCAGAACACTGACCCACAGACCGTGGAAGCTAAGACCCAGCAGTTCGTAGCATTGAACCAGTTGAACTCCAACAATCGTCTTAACGTAGATGCCCTCTTGGATGTAATTGCTACTAGCATTGACCCAGTGATGGCTGACGCAATCCTACAGCCAGTAGAGACAGCGCAGGAGGAAGTGGTCAAGCAGGTCACTGACGACCTATCTAAGATATTTGCGGGCATTGAGATGCCGGCACGTCCAGCAGGAGCACAGATTGCATTGCAGGTTATCCAGCAGTACACTCAGCAGCCCGATGTAGCACAACGTGCTCAGACAGATGAAGCGTTTGCTGCTCGACTACAGAAGTACGCAGGTCAGTACACCTTCCAAATGCAGCAATCACAGAATGCTCAGATTGGTCGCGTAGGTACAGCACCTGCACAGATGGGAGAAATTGATACTCAGAACATATAATGGATAATATTACTGCATCGCAACAAGCCAATCGGCGCACAAAGCAACTCGAACTGGATGCGCGTGTAAGAAACGTAGCTGTTAATATCCAGGATCGCTTTGGATATAGTGCTCCAATGCTTTCTGGTATATTGGGAAATATCAATGTAGAAACTGGAAATACTTTTGATTATAAACAAAAGCAAAACAAAGGACCAGCCGAGGGTTTATTCCAATTTGATTTTCACAAGCCTAATTACAAAAAGTATTTAAAAAGGAAGGGGCTTGAAGATGGCGTGAGTTCTCAGGTTGGTTATGTTCACGACAGCATTTACGGGGACGAGCAGGAGCACCTAGGACAGGGAAACGCCAAGAAGCTTAGAAAATTATTTGCTGAGTCCACTGATCCCATAGAGATTTCCGATGGATTCCAGAATATCTTTTTACGACCCAAGAAAGAAAAGGCTCATACTGAGCGGCGTAGAGAAGCCAGCCGAATGTACTCACTAGCATTTACTCCAGCTCAATAATATGAATATTCAAGACGACATCAATAGCTTGCACAGCTACGAATCCTTTGCTCGGTTCATCAAGATGATTCACGAACTCCGTGAGGAAACCATCAGTGAGATGCACGAGGCATCCAGTGAGAACATCCAACAGGTATCCGGTCGTATTATTACGTATGATCAGATCCTGCAAATGTCAGGCTGGGATAAGCTTCAATTGAAGCACTCCGAAAGAATGTAAATACGTATGTTATAATGCACCCATCGCCTTCGCTCGGCGTTAATGAGTGGTAACAATATGACAGACGAAATCGAAACTGCTAACGCTGAGGCAGACCAAAGTTCAGTGGACAACAATAATATATCCGTCGAGGATTTCGCAATGCGGAGACTTGGGGAACTAAATCCTGTAGCTGAAGAGCCACAAGAGGAAGTAACCGAAGAAGCCGAGGAGCAGGTAACTGAGGAAGTAACTGAGGAGGAAGCTGAGGAATCAGTAGAGACCGAGGAAGCTACTGAGGAAACTGAGGAATCCGCAGATGTTCTTTCACAGTTGGACTTGGACGATATGTCCGAGGAGGATTTGCGGGAACTGGCTGACAAGCTGGGTAGCCGTGCTGTAGCTCGATTCGGTGAATTGACTGCTAAGCGCAAGGTTGCTGAGGAACGTCTAGCTCGTTTAGAAGCTAAACTCAAGGAAAAGCCCAACCCACTACAAACCAAGAAGGTTGACAATAACCCCTACAGTAACCTCGATTCTATCGAGAAGTTACAGGCCAAAGCTGGGGAGGTCGATCAAGTTGTTGAGTGGGCTGAGGATATTCTGTTTGAGAGTGATGGCTATTCCGCTGATGACATCGTAACCGAAATCGAAGGTAAGGAGTGGACAAAGAAGGACGTGCGACAGGCTTTATTGAAAGCCCGTAAAGCACAGAAAACTTTTCTCCCTGATCAACTTGGTAAGGTCCAGGCACAAATGGAAGGGGAGCAGCTTGCTGATTCTTTCTCAGAACGTGCCAGAAAGGAACTGACTTGGTTGGAGGGTGAGGACAATGACTTACGTAAACAATTTGAAGCCACTGTAGGTGATGACCGTTTCAAGCAACTAAAGAAAGTTGTTAAGCGAGAAGCACCAGAGGTAGCAGCACAATTGGATTATTGGTTCGCTCACGCTACTAACAGTATTTACGGACGCAAGCCCGTCACTGAGCGTAAGACATCAGCAGTTTTAAATCCCCCCAAATCAGCAAGTCCATCAGCTTCCAAACCCGACAAGGGAATGGGAAGAACAGCCAAAGCCCTAAAAGAACTAGAGGCTCGGTTTAAACAGACGGGAAGTGCAAACGATTTCGCTAACCTAAGAAAATTCAAAATGGCTTCTAGCCGCTAATTCATTAACTAACTACACAATACTATGGCATTCTCTAATACATACGATACTAATCCAGCAGGCGGTTCCGCCGCCTCTAACCGGGAGGACTTGACTGATGTCTTGACCATCCTTGCTCCTGAAGAAACTCCTATTCTTTCTTCTGCTAACAAGCAAAAAGCATCCGCAACTAAAGTTGAGTGGACTGTTGATTCGCTTTCTGCTCCTAGCACTGCTGGGATCGCCGAAGGTGCTGACGTAACCACATTCACTGACCAGTTCGCTGGCCGTGCTCGTCTTGGTAACCGCGTTCAAAAGTTCCGCCGGGACTACAAAGTATCCGATCTGCAAGAAGCAGTCGATTCTGTTGGTCCAGCTAAGGTTGCTCAAGCTGAAGCTAAAGCAATCCGTGAACTCAAGCGCGACATCGAGGCAAGCCTTGCTTCCGCTAACACTCAAACAACTGAGGACGGTGCTGGTGCAGTTAACCGCCTTGGTGGTCTTGGTGACTGGATTCAAAATGCTGCTGGTTCGGCTAACGTACCTGCTGCGTTCCAAACTCCAGCTGCAAGCATTGCTGACGTTACTGACGGCACATTCGCTGAAACTGAATTGAACTCTCTGATCTCTTCGATCTTCAAGGTTACTGGTTCTACCAACAACCTTATGCTCGTTGCTGACACAGCACTCCGCCAAGACATCAGCGACTTCGCTCGCATCGGTGGCGCAAGTGGTGACTCAGTCCGTTCGGTTAACTACGGTGGCGAAAGCGGTACTATCAAGCTTTCGGTTGATCTCTATCAAAGTGATCACGGCATCGTCTCTGTTGTAAACGCTAACCCTGACTGTATGCCAGTACAAGCCGGCACTGCTGGAATGGCTGGTTACTTGGTGAATCCTGAATACTACGGTGTTCACGAACTCATCCCTATGGGCAGCTCTCGTCTACCAAATCTTGGTGGCGGCGAACGCGGATTCGTTGATTGTGCTTTGACCCTCGGTGTCTACCACCCTGGTGCTCACGGTAAGATCATCAGCGCAAGCTAAATAAATTCGGGGAGGGTCTGGTCCGATCCCAGGCTCTCCCCTTTTTTTTATACTTATGGATATCATTGTTCCTAATTCAAAGACTTACTCCGACGAGGAGATTGATCGCGCCCTAATGCAGGAGATCCAAGGTGGACTCCAGCTGGAGAAAGCAACCGAGAAGGATCGCTACCAGCAAGCAGCTAAGGAAGCGCATCAACTAAAAGGTACTGTTCATCCCACCTTGGGACGACCAGTTGCCACAATGCCAGCACGGGAGTTCTTCCGACTGGTAAAGAAGTACGGTCAAGAGACTGTGCATTCTAAAGAATTTTTGCAGTACTACAATAAGAAGTTCCCAGAACTCAGCCCCAACAAAATCTAATGCAGACAAGAACTTACGGTGATCTTTTTAAACTGGCATCCGCCCTTATCGGGACGGGTGGCGAGCTTTCTGACAGCGAGCAAAGTCAGCTCAGTTACTTCATCAACCGTAGGTTCTCTGAGATATTCAACGCAAGCCCTAGCTGGCCGCGTTATGTTGTCGTAGGTGAGCCACGTACAGTTACAATCGATCAGACTATCCAGACATCCGAGGATAGTTTCTATGTGTACGGAGCTGGTACTACCGAAGTCAACGGCTTGTATGTGAAGAAATCACATTTTCTAAATTACGAAAAATATGTCAACTCAGTTTTAACTTACAAGTTAATTCCAGGCAACGCGGGAGTAGCATATATACAGGACGCAGAGAGCAACATTAAATACGGAGCATTTGCGGACAACGGAGTAATACCCACTTCTGGCTGGACAGTTGCCGGATCGCCCGCTGGGGAAGAACCAGCACCAATCGTCCGGGATCTCTCCAACATTGGTGAGTTCGTACGTATTCACCGTACACGCCCACTGCTGAACCAATCAGCGCGTGAGTACGAGTTCTACGTATCAGCACTAGGTGCTCATATCTTGAACCAGTCATCCACGGATGAGGGGACTGCCTGGGTA